CCCCAACGACCGTCACGCGGGTCCTAAGCGGTCCATTTGCGGGTCAGACTAATCCAGACCAATATCTATCATGACCGAACCGATACCAATCCAAAAGGGGGCTAAGGTCAAACCGCCATTGGTGGGCGCAATAAAGCCCCGGATCATGAGCCCTGAGTTAAAAGGGAATTCATACGGCGATGCCTTCGCTGAATTCTGCCGATCTTGTAACTATGAGCTAATGCCGTGGCAAAAGTATGTGGCCGATGACTTTCTGACCGTTGACAAGGCCGGGAACTTCGTCAGAAAAACCGTAGCCATCCTTGTAGCTCGGCAGAATGGCAAATCGTGGCTTGCTTCGTTTCGGATCCTGTTTGGGCTCTTCGTATTAGGAGAAAAGAGCGTTGTGGCCATGTCATCCAACCGATCCATGGCACTCACTACCTTTAGGCAAGTCATCTCGGTGATTGAGGCAAATGAACACCTGCGGGAACGGGTGAAATTAAATCGGGGCATGGTCGGCCGCTTTGCCAATGGTCAGGAATCCATCGAGCTAAAGAATGGGGCCACCTACAAAGTGGTTGCTGCTACAAGGGATGGCGCACGAGGCTTGACCGCTGACCTTCTGTTTATTGATGAGCTGCGTGAAATCAGCGAAGAGGCTATGAAAGCCGCAAAGCCAACCACCAGAGCAAGGCCCAACTCCCAATCGCTATTCACTTCAAATGCCGGTGATGCTTACAGTTTAGTTTTGAATGATCTCAGGGAAAGAGCCTTATCGTACCCAGCGGCATCTCTGGGTTGGTACGAGTATTCCGCACCGCAGCATTCGGCGGTGGATGACCGGAAAGCGTGGGCAATGGCCAATCCCGCCCTTGGGATAACAATTACCGAGGATGTATTAGCTGAGGCCGTTTCAACCGATAGCGTGGAAACCATCAAAACCGAAATGCTTTGCACTTGGGTTTCATCGCTAACTAGCCCTTGGCCTAACATGGCATTTGAGGATTGCGGCGATAAGACCCTGCAAATGGGGCCGGGGCCATTAACTTACTTTGCCTTCGATAAGGCGCAAAATACCCGCACAGCCAGCCTTGTGGCGGGTCAATTATTGCCTGATGGTCGAATAGGGGTTGGGATCCTGCAACAATGGCGCAGCGAGGTAGCTGTGGATGATTTAAAGATTGCGGCTGACATAAAGGGCTGGGCAGATAAATACAATCCCGCAGGAATTCTCTTTGATCACTATGCCACTCAGTCCATAGCTCAACGCTTGGCCGTAAGTGGCTGCAAAATGGAGGATGTATCGGGTCAGCAGTTTTATCAGGCCTGTGGTGATTTGCTGGATGGAATCGTGGCAAAACGGATCGTTCATTCAGGCCAGCCCGAGTTCGTAGAGTCCATGAATAACTGCGCGGCCAAAACCAATGAAGGATCGTTTCGCATTATCCGCAGACAATCGGCTGGATGTATAGCTGCCGCCATTTCGCTGGCGATGATTGTTCACAAGATGAGCCAACCCGTATCAATCCCGCAAATCATGGCGGTGTAGCCACGCCGATAGTCCATTTTAAGCAATATGTCCGTATTGGGTGCTATATGGCTATTGTGCGCACATGGGTATTTTGTCGCGTTTGCGTGTTGTGCCAAATGAGAGCGTTGAAAATCCCCGCATAGCTGCGCAATATGCGCCGCCAGTAATGAATGGCAATTACTACGGATTTAATGATGGATACAGTTATCAAGATGTAACGATTGATCTAGCAAGTGCTTTAAGTGTGCCAAGTGTCATGAAATGCAGAAATTTGATTTGCGGAATCATTGCGGGCATTCCTTTGGAGCTATACAAGAAATCAACTGGCGAACAATTAGGATCACCAATCTGGTTAGAACAACCAGACGAACGCCAACCGCGCGCTGTTACGATGGCCTACACAATCCAAAGTTTAATTTTTAATTCTGTTGCGTATTGGGAAGTCACGGCCGTTTATTCCGATGATGGCAGGCCAGCGCGCTTTTCGTGGGTGGCTAATGAACGCGTAACGCCTCGTTTTAATAAGCGCAGCACTGAAGTGATCGGTTATGCAGTCGATGGAATTGAAAGACCGATGAACGGCGTTTCAAGTTTGATTACATTTCAAAGTTTAAATCCGGCAGTCCTCGTTTCCGGTGCGCGCACAATTAGGGCTGCCCTCGATGTTCAACGAGCAGCTGCAGTAGCTGCCGCCACTCCAATCGCAAGTGGGCATATTAAGAATTCCGGTGCAGATTTGCCTGAAACAGTAGTGCAGGGATTATTAGCATCATGGAAGGCCGCAAGAACCTCGCGCGCAACCGCGTATCTGACAAGCACTCTTGATTTTATTCCCACATCGTTCTCCCCTAAAGATATGATGTACACGGAAGCCATCCAGTCGCAAAGCACGGAAATCGCGCGTCTAATGAATTGCCCGGCTTATATGTTGAGCTCAGATGCTAACGCCAGCATGACATACCAAAACATTTTAGATGCCAGAAAAGAATTCTTTGCGTACACACTTGCGCCTTATGTTTGCGCGGTAGAGGACAGGCTCAGCATGAATGACATAACCGCCAATGGCAATCTTGTGCGCTTTGCAGTTGATGAAACATTCTTGCGGGTAGATGCAACAACAAGACTTGCGACAATAGAGAAACTGCTATCGCTGCAATTAATTACGCTAGATCAAGCAAAAGAGATGGAAGATCTATCACCGAATGGAGATGCATCATGAAGTTAACATTTAGCAGCGCAATTGAGGCGGCCGATACCGAGCGCAGAATTATTGCTGGTGTGGTTGTACCTTTTGGCGAAATCGGCAACACATCGGTTGGGCCTGTTATGTTTGAGCGCGGGTCAATTGCGATACACGATACAGCTAAGGTGAAACTGCTATTGCAGCACCAGCCAAACGCAATACTTGGCCGCGCTCAATCCTTCAAAACAACGGATCAAGCAATTTATGGATCCTTTAAAATAAGTGCATCAAGTGCCGGGCAAGATGCTTTGGTTATGGCAAGCGAGGATTTAATTTCTGGTTTATCAGTCGGCGTGGATGTTCAAAAGTCCGAACCTAAAGATGGTTATTTACTTGTGACTGCTGCCAAACTGCAAGAAGTGTCATTAGTGGAAACACCAGCATTTGAAAATGCGTTAGTAACTAGAGTTGCCGCAAGCGAAGGCGAAGCGGTAGATGTACCCAACCCAACAACAGAAACAGAAAGTGAGGCTATCGTGGAGAAAGAAACTCCCGCTGCCGTAACCCCTGAGGTGGAAGCTGCTCCTGTAGTAGAAGCCTCACGCTCGATCATTTCGGCCTCTTATCAGGTCGGAGAATTACGCTCCCCAATCAAAACCCAATCTCAATATCTGGAACACACAATCAAAGCCACAATGGGCAATGACGAATCACGCGACTTCATTAGAGCTGCTGATGGACAAGCCCGTAAAATTCAGGCTGCTAATGACAGCTTCACAACTAACCCAGCATTTTCTCCAACAACATTTAGCCCAACCGTTATTGATACTTCATTAATGATTCGGCCAACTATTGATGCGCTTGGCGGTGCTCGCGCACTAGCTGCCACCGGGATGACAATTTCCCATCCCAAAATCACCACAAACGCAACAATTTCGACTGTGGCAGAAGGAGCATCGACTGCTGCAACTCAGATTGTGTCTGCATATGTAAATGCAACTGTCGTCAAACTAGCCGGAACTCAGATCATGAGTACAGAACTTCTGGACAGGTCCGGGCCAAGTTTTTATGCAGCTATGTACGAGAACTGTTTGCGGGCGTACGCAAAAGCGTCAGATGCAGCGGTTATCGCCGAGATAGTTTCAGGCGGAACACTATGCGCCACTACTGTCGCTGCGACTGCCACAGGTATTCAAAATTATGTTGGCGCAGCAGCACCAGCCGTATTTGCCGCAACTGGCGAATTGGCAAATGCTTACATTGCAGGCACTTCGCAATGGTCGCTACTTATTAATGCGCAGGATGGTTCACAACGACCTATCTACTCAGCCGCTTATCCACAGAACACTGCTGGTATGAGCGCACCAACTTCGTTGCGCGGTAATGTGCTTGGCCTTGATCTGTATGTGGATCCTTACATGGTGGCAACAACAATTGATGATTCAGCATTTGTTGTAACACCATCCGCAATCTGCATTTACGAAAGCCCAACACTGACCCTGTCAGTCAATGTCGTGGCGACTGGTGAAATCAGCGTCTTACTTTATGGTTACTTCGCAACCAAAACTTTGGTTTCAGGTGGCCTACAACGCTTTAATTTAACCTGATAACTAACTAAGTCGGCTTGCAGGGTTCAGAGGCCCTGACCCTGCAAGTCCTAGTGCAAAGGAGATGTCATGGCCGCAACTTATGTGACCGAAGCAGAATTGCGCGCAAACTTAGCAATTGGAACTTTATATTCATCAGATGTCGTAGAAACCTGCTGTCAAACAGCTGAGGATTTACTAAATCAATTTTTATGGTTTAACACTGCGCCTGTTGTTGCCACGGGGATAAGTGGCAACATTGCTACGGTTGTTGTTGCTTCGCCGGGCATATTCGTGGTTGGTCAATCCGTCACCATAAGCGCGTCAGGCGCAATTTTTAATGGCACTCGAACTATCACCGGCGTTGGCCCCGCGCCTATTCCAAACAATGCCAACTTTGCAGGTTTCCCATATAACTACCCGCGCGGGTATCAATACCTGCAATTCGCAATTGTGAGCGCGGATATAGCAATGCACCAAGTCCAGCCTTACGGCAAAATGGCAGGCCCGGATGACAAGACTACGAGCTACGCGCTAACAGGCGGAGTCCGTGAGGCGGCCATGATTTTGGCCACATCCATTTTTCAATCAAGACAAACCACTCAATCGGGTGGAATGAGCGTAGATGGCTTCAGCCCTTCGCCATTCAAAATGTCCAACACTTTGATGGCCAGTATTAGAGGCCTGATTGCCCCGTACATGACCCCAAATTCAATGGTGGGTTAAATGACCACAGCTCTCACAACACTTCGATCCACGCTGGCCACGGCCCTCACAAATGCGGGAGTTTGGAATATTTACGCTTACCCACCCAGCGTAATCACCGCAAATTCCGTGATTGTGGTTCCGGCAGATCCCTACATCACGCCCAGCAATAATGTGCAGATCATTCCACCGCTTGCCAATTTTCGTGTGCTCATGACGGTTCCTCTTCTGGACAATCAGGGAAATTTGAATGGCATTGAGGACACCATCGTTGCGGTATTTAATCTGCTGAACACATCGGCCATTGTCATGAATGTAGGCACAGTAAGCGCACCATCAATTTTATCGGCAGCTTCGGGAGATTTACTCACGGCCGATATTTCCGTCTCAATACTAACCAGCTGGTCATAAGGAGATAACCATGAGCGATACCAAAGCAGAGGATTTGGCTTTTCTGATAAAGACCGGTCAAGTCAAAGACACAGAAACCAAAGCACCAACCAACAAGAAGGATGAGGAATAAACAATGGCAATTTACTTAAATAACAATGTTGGCGTTAAACTTGCCACCGCTGCTGCGCCAACAGTGCCAAGCATTGACATTTCAAGTTATGTAACCGCAGTAACTTTAACGCAGATCGTGGATGAAATCGAAGTCACAGCAATGGGAGATTCTGCTCATAAATTTGCGGCTGGGTTACAAGCTGCAACTTTGAGCATCGACTTTCTGAATGATTGGGCCGCGAGCCAAGTCATGACCACACTCAATGCCGCTTTCGGTACAACATTGGCAGTATCAATGATCACCGTTAAAGGCACATTGGTATCGGCAACGAACCCGTCGTATCAATTCTCCATTCTGGTCAATAACTTGACCCCGGTGGGCAATGGCGGCGTGGCTGATGAAGCTACATCGAGTCTGTCATTTACTGTGAACACCGCAGTTACAGTCTCACCTACCGTTTCATTCTAAGGAGTAATGCATGGCAAGGTTAAAGATAACTAGGGCCTCAGGGGAAGTGGTTTTGCACATTTCGCCTGTTGTCGAAGTAGCCTTTGAAAAGTACACAGGAACCGGAATTCATAAGCAGTTCCGCGATCAAGAGCGACAATCGGACATCTACTGGTTAGCTCATAACTGTTTGCAGCGCGTGGAAGTCATCCCGCCATTTGGCGAGGAGTTTTTAAACACGCTGGTTTCAGTCGAGGTATTGGATGACGAGGACCCAAAAGGATAGACCGCAACAGCATGACTTATCTTGTGGCGAGCCTTGCGGTGGAGATGAAAATCGCTCCATCGCAGGTGCTTGAAATGGATGGTCACATGCTGAAGGCGGTGTTGCAGGTGTACAGCGACAGAGCAAAGGAGGCGAGGGTACGCAATGCCACTCGTAGAAATAAGAGGTAACACGGATCTCCTGATGGCCCTGCGCAAATTTACGCCTGATTTACACAAAGCATTAAAATCTGAATTGCGCAGAGCTTTGATGCCAGTGGTCAGTCAGGCTAAAGGATTTGTTACGGCAGAAGCCCCTATGAGTCATTGGGAAGGCCGCAGTTTTAGCGAAGCCAAATTCCCAACTTATAATGCAAGCATCATTAAAAGCGGCATTGTTTTACGCATCGGTGTCGATAAACCCAATCCCTATGGTTTTACTTCTGTGGCTCGAATCATTAACCAATCGAGAGTAGGCGCAATCTATGAAATGGCTGGCAGGAATGGGCCGCAAGACTGGGTTGGACCGGGTGTGAATATGGCTTCAAATAAAGTTAGCCATTCAGTCAATAAAAATGCTGGAGCTCAATTCATTAAAAACTTGGGTCCATTAACATCTAGTCTGCAAGGCCGTGGCCGCTTGATCTATAAAGCGTGGGCTGCCAATAAAGGCAAACCATTGGGTGCTGCAATGAAGGCAATTGACACAGCAACAACTTTATTTTACGCCCGCAACAGCAAGTCTAGATTTGAAAGGGCTGCATAATGGCATTTCCGGATATCAAGATTGGTTCTACCTTTGATGGCAAAGGATTTAAATTAGCGGAAACTGCAAGTGAAAAACTGGGCAGAAAAGTGTCTGGACTGGCAAAAACATTCATTGGATTTTACGGAGCCACCAAATTAGCAGCCTTTGGCAAGTCCTCGTTAAAAGCATTTTTAGCTGACGAAAAGGCCGCCGCTTCATTGGGTCAGACTTTAAAGAATACTGGAAACGCATTTGCCAACATAGATGTGGAACGATTTATTAAAAGCCTGCAAAGGCAAACTGGCGTTTTAGATGATGATTTAAGGCCAGCATTTCAAAGTCTCATTGTTGCCACGGGATCGGTGACAGCAGCTCAAAAAGGTTTAAACACCGCATTAGATGTTGCTGTGGGCACAGGTTCGGATGTCAAGAGCGTGACCAAGGCAATCGCCAAGGCTTATGCAGGCAACACGGCTTCCCTAGCAAAGATGGTTCCGGGCATTAATAAAGCGGTGTTGGCTTCCAAGGATTTGAACGCAATCAATGAAGAGTTAGCCAGATTATTTGGCGGCCAAGCTGCAACTGCCGCTGGTACTTATGCGGGGCAAATGAAAATACTGGCCGCCTCAGCCGCAGATGCTCAAGAAACTATTGGCGGCGGTTTGATGCGCGCCATTGCCGAATTAGGCGGCGGCGGTGGAATGGGCAAGGCTTCTCAAGGCATAACAGATTTTGCAGGAGTTGCCGCAATTGAATTGCAGGGGTTGGCAATTGGCATCAATAAAATATTTAAGAGCATCAGCGAAAATCCTATATTCAAGTTAATAGATAAAAAACTGGGATTGGCAAAAGCCATTGCTCAAGATGTCGCAATATCCCGACAGATGAATATAGCAGCCCCGCCAGTTCTAGAATACGGTGCAAAGCGTGAGGGTAAGATTGCTAAAGATAAAGCAATAGCAGATAAAAAAGCCTTAGATCTAGCCAGAAAAAGTAATGCATTAACAAAGAAAGGCGCGGCAGATGCGCTAGCGTTAAAAAAGCAAGGCAGTACATTTGACCTTGCCCAGATACAAATACAGGCTGCATTAAAATACGGCATAGATGAGGAAACCCGATTGCGATTGCTATTGCAGAAAGCATTATTAGAGGAGGATTCCAAAGAGGCCGCAAGATTAAACGGTTTGCTTAAAGAGAATGAAGCCAAAACAAAAGAGCTAGCGAATCTGCTGGCCACCTTGCCAAAGGCTGATGATCCGTTTGCCGATTGGCCCGGCATCATTGCGAACATAAATCGTTTGATGAAAGACTTAAAAATACCGGGTGGGGCAACCGCCGCATTAGCCACGCAGGGTTTGACCATCAATGCTGCGGGTACAGGCGTGGTTGATACGGGCGCAGCAGCGGCAGCGGCAGCGGCCAAATCAGCCGCAGATGCAAAAAAGATTGCAGAGGATATTGCCAAAATTTGGGCCGATGCTAACGCAGCCGCTGAAATTGAAAGATTAAGATTGGCGGCAGCTACAGATGCACAAGCCGCCCAAGCTGAAACTGATGCTGCAAATGCGGCAGCCTTTGAAGCTGAAAAAGCAGCAGCCGAAGCGCAAGCAGCTTTGGCAGCATTCGAAGCTGCACAAGCCGCTATTGATGCAGCTGCTCAAGCAATCTTTGATGCTTCATTCTTTGGTGCGCCAAATATGGCCACTGGTGGCGAACGCGGGTACGCCCAAGGCGGCGGCGATAACTTCTATGTGACAGTCAATGCCGGCGTAGTAGGCAGCGAGCAAGTGATCGCAAATGAAGTGCAGAAAGTACTGCAAAATCTAAACCGATTTGGCAGCAGCACAAATTATGCAGGGTCAATAGATCAATGACCGCCCCAACCGTACAGGCCTTCATTAATTTTTCAACAGGCCCATCATTTGCGCAAGCCATGATTTTAGATACAGGCATACTTGACACCAACATCCTTGCCGATGCAGCGGCAGTCATTGTGGATGTATCGGATCAAATCAATGCAATCTCAATCCAGCGCGGGCGCAATGCGCAAGCTGACCAATTCCAAGCAGGCACACTCTCGTTGCGCATCCTTGACCAAAATGGCGATTTTAACCCGCAGAATGTCAGCGGCCCTTATTACAATCTGCTGCAACCAATGGTTAAAGTGTCAATTGTTGCAACTAGCCTCAGCGTTACTTACCCGTTATTTTCAGGATTTGTCACAAATTACCTGACTACTCAGCCAAACAATTCTGTTGATACTTTGAACTACACAACTATCCAAGCCGTTGATGCGATGCGCCTAGTCCAGATGGCGCAGATAACTACCGTTGCAGGTAGCAATGCAGGCGATTTGACCTCAACCCGCGTTAGCCAAATCCTTGACCAAATCTCATGGCCTGCCACAATGCGGTCAATTGAAACTGGATTGAGTACAGTGCAGGCCAATCCCAACACTGCAACCACCGCGCTATCAGCTGCGCAAAAGTGCGAGCTAGTAGAATTTGGCGCGTTCTATGTAGATGCCAGCGGCTCATTTGTATTTAAAAACCGCACCACAACATCAACATCCGTATCGGGTACGCCAAAGGTGTTTAACGATAACGGCTCAAACCTGCATTATTTTAATGCGGATTGGGTGCTCAATGATGTGCTGGTGTACAACCAAGCGAGTGTGACCCGTACAGGCGGCACTGCGCAGGTAGTAGTTAATGCAGCTAGTGTCACCAAGTATTTTGCGCACTCCTACAATCAAACCGCAACCATGTTTTCTAGCGATGCCGATGCTTTGCAGTATGCGCAGGCATACATTGCCAGTCGCGCAGAAACCTCAATTAGATGCGATGCGCTAATTCTTGACCTGTACTACCCAGATGCCGCAATGGTGCTGGCAGCTTTGGAGTTAGATTTCTTTGATCCGGTAACGGTCAGCACTACCCAACCGGGCGGGTCAATCCTCACCAAAACCCTGCAAGTCTTTGGCGTTAATTACCAGATTAGCCCGAATTCTTGGCGGCAAGTCCTAACGACACTCGAACCCATTTTGGATTCGTTTATACTAAACTCAACCCTGTACGGGATACTTGATACATCCGTACTCAGTTATTAAGGAGTAAAAAATGGCAGCAGGTTTAGGGTTCAAGACCTTTACCACAGGTGAAGTATTAACAGCAGCCGACACAAACGGTTACTTAATGCAAGGCGTACTGGTGTTCGCATCATCAGCTGCGCGGGCATCTGCCATTACATCACCGCAGGAAGGCCAATACTCGTATCTTAAAGACACCGATGCACTTGAGTATTACTCAGGCAGTGCATGGGTTGGCGCACCAGTCGGCGATATCACCGCAGTCAATACCAATGCGGGATCAGGATTATCAGGTGGCGCAGCTAGTGGAGCAGTTACCCTTTCGCTTTCATCAAGCTACACAGCTAAGACTGCGGCCTATACATTTGTTGCAGGCGATGAATACAACTTATTTTCGATGAACGCTGCAACATCCGTGCAATTTAATATCCCAACAGATGCCACATACAATTTTACAATCGGCACAGAGTTTAATGTGTTTTGGATAACTGGTGTGGGTCAGCCAACTATCGGCGCAGTTACCCCGGGAACAACAACCGTAATTTCAACAGGCGCAACTAGCGCGACTCCAAAACTACGCGTTGCCAACAGCGGCGCAACCTGTAAAAAACTAGCCGCAAACTCTTGGATCGTGTTCGGAGATTTAGCGTAATGAAAATTGGAATTATGGCTAGTCAAATTTCGGGTCACTTGGTAGTTTCGCCTACTTCGGTGGATTATCTTGTTATTGCTGGTGGTGGCGGCGGTGGTGGTAAACGCGGCGGCGGTGGCGGCGCAGGTGGATACCGAACTAGTTCGCTTGCCGTTTCATCTGGAACGCCGTACACCGTAACAATCGGCGCGGGGGGTGCAGGTAATGGAACCGATAGCGTTCCCGCTTCTAGCGGCAGTGATTCCGTATTTTCTAGCATCACTTCATCTGGCGGCGGCGGCGGTGGAACTAACACAGGCCCGGGCGCGGCTTGCCAAGGCGCGACAGGTGGTTCTGGCGGCGGCGCAGGTGGTCAAGGCTCAGGTTCATTTGCAAGCGGTGCGGCAGGTAATACGCCTTCAACTTCTCCAGCGCAAGGCACGGGCGGCGGCGGTAACACTACTTCTCCCACCGA